CACCCGCCCACCCTTTTATACAGTTTGGTATACAGTTATATCTGTTTGGTTGGTGTTCCAATAATGACAGTAGTCTTGAGTGATTTTAAATGGTTGGTTTTATTGATTTTTTTGGTGACAAAAGGTGTCAGTGAAGTCTATGCAAGAGCTGGGCTAATTGCAAGCATTGTAATAGGAGTAAACTAACTATGATTTCTTCATAACATAGTAAAATTAAACCTATTAAACTAAGTATGGTTAGTAAGGAAAGGGTATGTTGGAGAAATAGCAGCACCATGGTATCAGTATATTGGCTTATTAAACTAAATTATTAAACTAAATTTATATTATTAAACTAAACTTATTAAACTAAACTTATTAAACTAAACTTATTAAACTAAACTTATTAAATTAAACTTATTAAACTAAACTTATTAAACTAAATTTATTAATTAGTAGTATTAGTATGTTAGTAACTTACTTTATTGTTGGTTAGTAGATTAGAAGGTTAAAGGGTGTAGTTAGGCATGGCTCTTCCTGGCATGTATGGTATTTCAAAGTTGCCAATTTCATTTGGTACAGTTTCTTTCATGGTTTCTCTTGCAGCAAGTGATGGTAGTTGGTACGTGTTCCATTGTCTTGGAGTTCTGAGTTTTGCTTTGATCACCAGTTTTCCTGTCCACCAAAATGTTCCAAAAGTAACTATTCTTGATGAGTTTCCGTTGTTGTCTACTGTGTCTGTGTAGTTTGGAGCAAGTTTGACGAATATTTGTCCTGGTGGATTTGCTGTCATGAAAGGTGCGTGAGATGATGCAAGTGGTTTGTGAGTTGTGTTTGGTTCTTTGCCCCAGATGGCTCCCCATGGATATTGTGCTCCGTGATCATCAAATGCAGTGAAAGGTCCGAATGTGTTGTGGTAGCCTTGTGCCCAGAAGGCTGTTTGTGCAGCAACATTGTTTGTTAGTTCTTTTTGGTGTATGTTTTTTGGTGCCCAGTTAGTTTGTCCAGTCATGTTTTCATTGTTTTGCCACCAAGTTTCTCTGAATTGGTGTTCTTCATCTCCATGGTTCCAGTCATATATGGCTTTTTCAGAGGCGCCTTGAGTTAGTCTGGTTCCTGCAACCTCTGAGCCCCATGGAGCTTGTGAGAATGGTTGACCTGGATTGACTACAGGACCTCCTGTTGAGTAGTGAAATTGCCATTCTGGCCAGGAGTATCCTATGTGGAAGTTGGATACTCTGGTGGAAGCACTGCTTGGATTGTTTCTGTCACCCCATTGCCATGCATTTAATGTTTCAAGGTTGTTTCCGACACTGCCGATGGCTTGTGGTGTGGTTGATGGGTGACAGCTGCCGGTGTGTCTAGTGCTTTGCCAGTGATATTCTAGGCTGCTTGGTTTGCAGTAGAATGTGTATGGTCCTGAGTCCCATCTGTCTCCTGTTCTTAGGAGTTCAATGTCAACCATGTTTTCAATTGGTGTGAATTGGATGTTGTCCCATTGTATGCCTTTTTTGACTTCTGCCCATTGGTTTTGTTGAGCACCAGCATTTATGTCAATTGTGTTCCAGAAGTTGACATGGTAACAGTATGTTGGTAGTTTGCTGGGTCTCCATGGGACATAACCAATTGAATCAATGTACATGTTATCTGCAGCCCATGGCATTAGGTTGCTTTTGTCTTCTGCTACTTGCAGAAGTGCTGTGAGATCATTGTTGTATTGAGTGATCTCTTCAGCGCCTGTTCCTTGTTTGGTTACTGTTTTTATGACAATGTTGTCAATTGCTTGTTCTAGGTGTTCTACTTTAAATTCTCTGCAAGTTGTGATCATTTGTTGCCAGTCTGCTGGACTGAACCAACAGCCCCAGCAGTTTGCATGGAGTAGTTGCCATGGAGTTTGTACTTTTGCATGGTAAGAGTCATTTATAGTGTCTCTACCTTGCAGAGTTTGGTCGGTTGGGAATCTAGGCCCTCTGTTTGTTTCATAGATTTTGTATTCTTCTGAGTCGGGCATATTAAGGTGGATATGTCTAGTTGCATGACATATAATAGTAACTTCACTGCCATGATAAATAAACTCAGTCCTGTTATTAAAGCTCCCAGTGCTGTGCCCCACACCTGATCCACCTCCACCGCCACCTCCTGTAGCTTTTGCTCCAGCCACTGAAGGCTCTGCTGCGTCTGGTTGTTGGTCATTGTTTTCTGCAGCGGGAGCAGACATTCGTTTTTTTTTTGCAAGGTTAACAAATAAGTAGAAAGGCTTACCTCTTTTGGTGCCTGGTTTGATGTTTTTGTAGCTGTAGGATGGTTCTCCTTTTTCAGTTTTGGATTTTTTTTTAGGTGGTGCCAGTTCTGGTGCTAGAGCGCGTTTTGCTCTGAAGATGTAGTTTCCAAATTTGCCGCCCCAGTCTTTTGCTTGGTTGGTTTCTTTGATGAAGTCTTCGTCTGCGTGGTTGTAGTAGAAGTATGGATTGTGTCCTTGTTGAATTAGTTTGTTGTATTCCAAATCGTGTTTTCTTGCTGCAGCGTCTGAAGGGTTAGTTGGTTTTTTTTGAAGTTTGAATTTTTTAGGTCCAAGGTAGTTGTAGCCAGGAGGAACCCAACCTGTTAATGAAGATGAGTGATGGAGAAGTTGTAGTGAGTTTCCATTATGGTATATGTTTAGTTGTTCTATTGTTCCTTCATGAAAATAAAATAGCCATATGAATAAGGCCCATATAAGCATAGTTACAGAGAAGCTTAGTAAGGCAGGCATGAAGCTCATTATGATGGTTAGGTTGGTTCTTCTGTGATTAGCTCCAAGAATGTTAGTTGGTTTGTGAAAGTTGTATATTCCATTGCAGCAGATGTAGCAAAATAGCAAGAAAATTAGTAGCATTAATAGAAAGCCTAAGAGCACAGGCAGTGCTCTTAGTAGGTTATCCATTGTTAAAGTGATAGTGACTTACCTCTAATTCCCTTTTTGTTGGAGGCATTCAATGGCCCTCTGCTGGTTGAACTTTGAATTGCAGTGCCATCAATTAGTGCTTGACCATAGCCGGTTTCTGCAAGTTCTGCAATTTCTTCATCTGTTGGTTCCATATATTGTTGGTATTGTTTTTCAGTTTCTTCTATGTCTTGTAGAAGAAGTTGGAAATCTGCGTTTAGTCCAGTTGGATCAAGGGATTGATAGAGGTTAGGTTTAGATGTTTCTGGTTCAGTTTCTTCATCTGAAATGAGTTCTGTTCCAAGTTCTTTAGGTTTAGTATTCCAGTTTTCTCCCCATGTAGGAGGAGCTCCCCATCTGGCGCAGTAGTTTGCCATTGTTGGTAGGAATGCTTTACTTTCTAACCATTTGAAGATGCTTGGAATTTCACCATCTTCTAGTAAACCAAAGTCACCTTCTAATCTTTTTTTCATTTCTATTCTGCAACATCTGTCCATAATTGGTTGTTTGTGTTCTGGTTTGGTTTCAGAACCAATTATTACTTTTGTAATGTCTTCATTTGTTGTCATTATTACTGGAGTTGGTTCTATTGCTTTGCTTCCTTTTCCTTTTTGGTCTAGTCTAATGCTTTGTCCACTCATTATTGCTTTAAATTGGTTTACTTGTCCACCAAAGTTACCAGCTTCTTCAACCCATATTAGATTTCTGTTGCTACAGTCATTGAATGGAAAGTTTACATTGCTTGGATTGTAACATCCAACATTACCAACTAGTTGTGCTATTTTTTGTGCTAATAGACTTTTTCCTGTGCTAGCAGGTCCACATAGTAAGATGGTATTTCTTTTTCCCATTTGTTTGTTAAGTGCACATGATATACAGTGCCATATTTTTTTTGGATTGAAGTTGTTGTCTTTCATTAGTTTCCATGCTTTGCATTTTTTGATATGTTTGATTTTTTCATGTTTGCTTTCTATAATTAGTTGGTATGCTGTTTTTTCTACACTCATTTTTAGAGTGACTATGTCTAATGTTGCTTTTATTACTGTTTCTCCACCTGGATTTGCTATGTGTTGGATGTAGCTGTCTGGATCACCAAGCATCCATTTTTCTGCTGTATGTAGTTTGTTTTTTGTTAATGTATAGATTGTTTCTTTAATTGATTGTTCTTTTGCAGTTTCTAATCTTTTTTTTTTCTTGTCTTGAGGTGATATGGTTTGTATTTGTGTGGTTTCCTTTCTCATAGATAGCTCACGTAAGTGTTGGTGAATTAACCATCTGTCATTAAAGCATAGAGAGTTCATCCGGAAACCACTGTCTGAGCTGTAGATGTAACCACATTCACCATTTGCTTTTTGTAAAATAGGTTTTTTGCTGAGGAAATAAGTATGGATTATTTCTCCAAAGTTAACTGGTTTGCAATATTTTTTTTTAGTTTGTGGATGAGTATATTGAAGGACTTGTACCCATTCATCATTTTCTACTGTTTGTCTGAATTTAGTTTGGTTGAAAAAGTCTGATAAGTTTTCTTTTGGCATGTTTAGTACAGTGCAAAGCATTAGGCCCCATTTTTCTCCAAAGTATTTGCACATCCATTTGCCTGATTTAGAGTCTATTTTATCACTATGTAGGATTACATGGATGTGTAGTTCAGTATTTTCACTGTATTCAGTTTGCATGAACCAGTCAATTTCTTCTGGTATTATATTTTTGGTTTTGAAGTAGTCAAATAGTATTTTTTTAACTAAACTTGTTAATATTATTCCTTGTTTGAATGGTGTTCCATCTATGTTAATTTCAGAGTCCGGTTCTGGATCTCTGGTACTTACAGTTTGTTGATCTAGTTTGTAGACTTCTTGTATGTCAGGATGTTTGCTTGGTTTTCTGTAGTCTCTCCATGTGATTTTTGGTCCTTGTCCATCTTTAGTTGGTTTGTAGATGCAGTCATGTATTTTGAATACAAAACTTAGTCCACAGCTCTCTATGTAGTTTTTTTGATCCATTCTATGC